GCGCCAGGGTATCGAGCGCGTCCAGCAGCCGCCTGCCCTGGCGGCGCAGATCGGTCGGCCCCCAGCGCTTCTCGGTCTCGCTGAACTCCTCGGCAATCGCCTGGATCGTCGCCGCCGCAGCGAGCTGATCGTCGGTCATGATCCTATCCCTCGACCTTCAGCCACCGGCCGTCCGGCTGCTTCTGATAGCGCTGGCCGTAGCCCTGGCCCAGCTTGCCGTAGCCGAAGTGCCTCCACGAGTCGGGCGTGAAGATCGCCCAGGCCAGCGTGTTCCCGCACTGCGGGCCGATCCGGCCGTCGATGAACTCGCCGTTGATCAGCCGGTTGAACGAGTCGAACTCGTCCACCGCGCTCATCCAGTATCGCTTCTCAGGCATCGTGCTTCTCCTCTGTGATCTGACGGTATCGCTTGTTCAGTTTGACGAATGTCTCGCGGTGTTCGACCACGCCCAGCGCCGGGTCGCCCCGGAGGTGGAAGCCGATCTCCTTGCGCCACATCCACTTGTTGCCGATCAGCACCGGCTCCCAGCCTGGGGCGCTCGGCATGTGGTCGAGGTGGCGCCAGTGCTTCGAGACCTCGTGCAGGCGTCGGCGGTGCGCGGCGCTGTTGCGGATGATCTTCTGCGCCCACGGCACCGGCTTGCGGATCGTCCGTGGGACGTAGATCACCAGCCGGTCGCTCTTCAGCCGGGGCCGCATCAGGCCGCCGATCCGGCTGTGGCCGGGCGGGCGCGGCACCTCCACGATGGAGGCGACGGTCGAGAGCAGCGCCAGCATCGCCACGGTCAGCCGGGTCCAGCCGCGCAGCTCGTGCATGAGCTTCGCCGCGCCCTTCTCATTGAAGAGCTTCATGAAGCTCGGGTCCATCGTCGGCCACGCGCGCCCTTCGAGCAGCGCGAGGTCGTCGGTCGCCGAGCCGTAGCCCCAGACGAGCCCGGTCCATCCCGGTCGCCCGCGCCACTTCTCGGCGGGCGGCCCGGCGAGGCTGATGCAGTAGCTCAGCGGCCACGCGACGATCAGCCCCTCCTGCTGTCCGAACTCGTCGGGGTCGCCGTCCTCGATGCACCACGACTGGATCAGGCCGTCGCCGCGCTCCTTGATCAGCATCCCGCAACGCGCCGTGGGCGGACGATCTGCGGGCGCCTCATCGAGGGTCCCGTACTTCAGCCGCTGCCGGGTGAGGGTCTGCGAGCTGAACTCGATCCACACCCCTTCCTTGGCGGGCATCTCGATGGCGTCGAGCTGATGCAGGACTTGGCGCGGCCAGCTCTCCGAGAGATCGACCGCCAGCTTCAGCGCGTCGTCGTCCATGACGTAGCGCTTGGCGTCGAGCATGATCCGGCGGACCACCGAGTTGTCGGGGGCGTGCTTGCCAAGCTCGCGCGCCATCCAGACCTCGCCATCGGTCTTCGGGTCGCGGAAGCGCTCGGCCAGCGTCTCGTCGGCGAAGCGTAGATGGGAGCGCGCCATCACGCGCCCTCGGTGAGGCGTTCGCCGTGGCGGCGCTCGTACTCGCGGACCTCGCGCGCCGCCTTGGTCGCGAGGCGCTTCGCCCGCTCGGCTTCAGCCACCCACTTGTCGCGCCGCGTCACCATCCGCCGGTAGCGCAGCGCCACCTTGTCGGGCTTCGGGGGCGCGGGGGTCGGCTCGGCGACGACGGGCTCGGGCTTGGGCAGATGCCAGCCGTGGGCGATGGCGAACTTGGTCAGCCGCGCTTCGAGCTGAAGCTGGCGGATCGAGTGCGGCTTGTCCTTCGGATGCAGGCGGCGGTGGGCGTAGTGGCTGATCCCGTGGATGATGTCCCGCAGGCCGCGCTCGGAGCCGTTGTGGCGGCTGTCGGGGTTGACGCCGAACACGCCGTGGCGCGGCCATGTGTGGCGGTTGCCGCCGACGAGCTTCCACTTGCCGCCCCACGCCTTGCCCGTCGCGTGCCGCCACAGCTTCTTCGCTGCAGCGAGGCTCTCGTCCGGTGAGAGGATCGGGCGCTTGCCCTCCCATAGGTCGTTCACCGCGCGCTCCCACAGCGAGCGGTCCCGGCGCGTGCGGGTCTTGCTGGATTGGTTCATCGGGCTCCTTTCCGGGGCCTTGGTGGCGACCACTCCGGTCGCACCTCTGCCCTATATATAGGTATCGCGACCCGACGTTTCAAGGGGCTGTTGATATCACCTCGCGGCGGACCCTCGCTCCGGCGGCCCAGTTAGGGTAGAGGGAGCGCCGATGACCACGACCCCTCCTCCTTCCCAGGTCGTCGTCTACCAGCCCGCCTGGATCGACGGGTGCGGCAATCTGCACTTTCATGGGCGCACGGCGGCGACGCTCGCCATCGCCTTTCAGGACGGCGCGGGCAACCCGCTCGACGTGAGCCAGAGCGTCTACGAGTTCGAGGTCGAGGACGCCTTCCAGACGCTGCTGACGCCGATGCTCGGTCATCCCGACATGCAGACGCTGGCGCTCAGCGCGAGCGACATGGCGCTGGTCGATGTGAGCGGCAACCCGAAGTTCGGCCCCTACTTCGCGCTGCGCGACATCACCACCGGCGACGACAATGGCGTCGTGCGCTGGGAGGGCATGTTCATCGTGCGCGCCTACACCGACGAGCCCGCCCAGGTGATGCCCGCGCCGGTCAGGAGGTTCGCCGTTGTCGGACGCTGAGATCGTCCCTGGCTCGCCACCGGCGCCGCCGCCGACCCTGGTCATCTCGCTGACCGGGGAGCAGGGGCTGACCGGCCAGGACGCCGCGCAGGAGATCATCGGCGTGCGCGAGGGTCAGCCGCCGCCGGGTGCGATCCTCTTCTGGTACGAGTTCATCGACGCCCAGACCATCGTGCCCGCGAACTGCCGGATGCGGGTCGGCGTCGCGCCCGCCACCGACTACGTCTGCCCGATCACCACCGGCGGCGTCGCCATCGGCCAGTGGCTGGTGCCTGCCGGTCTGATCGATGGCGTGCTGAGCCTCTCGCAGGTAGGCTACGATGCGTACCAAGACCTGAAGGTGGCTGCGCCGCTGCTGGCGGTCGGCAACATCGCCGACACCCTGATCATCATGGCGCTGGAGGGCTGATCCTCATGAGCCAGACGAAAGAAGAAGCCGCCCTCGCCAAGCTCGAAGGCCCGCGCCAGGAGGCGCAGAACGCGGCGCACGATCTGGCGACGCTGAAGACGCTGATCGACACCGTGCCGCACGAGGGCGCGAAGGCGGCCATGCAGCGCGACCTCGCGGCGGCCGAGCAGCGCGCCCAGAAGGCGGCGAAGGCGGTCGCGGACGACCCTACGACGCAGCAGGACATCGACCGGGCGGCCCAGGCCGTGATCGACGCGCGGGAGGACTGAGAGATGGATCAGCGCGACATTCTCTCGGCGCGCGATGATATCACTCCGGCCATCTCGCGGCCTGGGTTGGTATTAGACCAACTCGCGGCCAGGGGTCAGTTCGAGGTGTGGTGCCACGACGCGCGCGGGCGGCTGCGCTGGCGCGATACGGTCAAGAACACCGTGGTCACGGTCGGCAAGAACCTGATCCTCGACTCCTCGCTGGCGGGCGCGGCCTACAACGCGACCGAGTTCATGGGCCTGATCAGCTCGGTCGGCTACTCGGCGATCTCGGCGGCCGACACGATGGGGAGCCACGCGGGCTGGACCGAAGCGGGCACCACCAACGCGCCGACCATGAGCAGCACCCGTGGCGCATGCGCCTGGGGCGCGTCGTCGGCAGGCGTCAAGTCGCTCTCGACCAACCCGTCCTTCGCGATCACCGGGACCGGGATCATCAAGGGCTGCTTCCTCAACGGCGGCACCGGCGCGACCAACGGCGTGATGAACGCGGGCGGCGTGCTGGTCAGCGCCGGGCTCTTCCAGGGCGGCGACCGATCTGTCCTGGCCAACGACACGGTGACGGTCGGCTACTCGATGGGCATCTGATGACCCGGTGGACGGCGCACTGCGGCTGCGTCATCGACTGCAGCGATGAGGACGGCCAGCCGCTCTCGCACGTCCGCTGGTGCGCGCTGCATGAAGCTGGCGGCCTGACGCGCGCGGCGCAGACCGAAGAGGACGTGGCGAGCGAGAACCGCGCGATGAGCATCGCCAGGAAGGCGCTGGAGGACGTGGGCGTCGCGCCGGAGGACATCCTGACCAGCGTCGATGGCGACGACCGCCACGGCCATGCGGACGGGCCGAACGGCGAGTACGCGGATGTGCCGAAGTTGAGCCACGAGGAGTACCTCGCGCAGCACGAGGGGGCGGCGAGCTACGCCCGGAGGGTCTAGCCGATGGGCTACGCGCTGATCGGGATCGGCAGCAATGCGGCAGGCCCCGCGACGCCCGGCGACTTCAAGCCGATCCTCGGCGGCGGGGTGGCCTTCCCGGTGACCGTCGAGACCCAGACCCAGCTTCCGATGCCGGTCGCGGGCACACTCTCGGGGCTCAGCGGCTTGGTGACCACGGCCCCGGTGACCGGGCAGCTCCGCAGGAACGGGGCCGACGCGGCGCAGAGCTTCACCGACACCGCGCCGACCTCGCCCGCCAGCGATGTCTGCGCGAGCGGCGACCTGATGGCGCTCGCCTGGGGCGCGGGCGGCGGCGCTGTCCAGCATGTGCAGATGATCTTGGTGACGCGCCCGCAGCACGCGACGGTCTTCGCCGCCTCGCCGCCCAGCGCCGCCACCTTCGCGATCCCCGGCAACAACCGGTACTCGCTCTCGCTGGCCGGGGCGATGAACGGGTTCGCGAACGCGGTCAATCCCGCCACGTCGCTGCAGATCGGCGTGCCTGGGACGCTGCAGGGGCTGGCGGCCAACATCACTGCAAACGCGATCACCAGCGCCCAGCCGTACCCGCTCTACCTCAATGGGGCCGCCGATCCCCAGGCGCCCGTCATCGGGCCGGGCCTGACCGGCGTCTTTCAGGACACCGCGCACCAGACGGCGGTGAATGTCGGCGATCTCATCAGCACCTTGATGTACGCGGCGGGCGGCGCGCTCTCGGTGGCGTGCCACGCCATCGGCTTCGTCAACTCGACCGGCCCGGCGAGCGACCTCTTCTGTAGCATCGGCCCTGGCATCTCGCCGAGCGCTACCTGTTACTACCCGATCTACGGCGGCCTCTGGGGTCTGGGCCTCAACTCGGACGCCGCCGCCGGGATCGCTCACGGCTTCGCGGTCACGACGAGCGGCCTACGGATCAACGTCACCGTCAACGCGACGACCGCCGCCGCATCGCTGACCAGCCGCAAGAACGGCGCGCCCGGCAACCAGAGCGCCACCATCGGGGCGGGGCTGACCGGCTGGTTCGCCGACAGCGCGAACCAAGACCAGTTCGGCCCGACCGACAAGGCCAACCACCGGCTGGTCAACGGCCCCGGCCCCGGCAACCCGATGACGGCCTACCAGATCGCTGTCACGGAGACGGCCCCCTACATCATGACGGCGAGCGTCGCCGAGACCGGGGCCGCCGCCGACACCGTCACCAGCCGGTACGCCCCCTCTCGCGATGTCGTGACCGAAGGCGCCGTCGCAAACGACACCGTCATCGGCTTCCTCGGCGCTGGTCAGTATACGCTGGAAGAGGCAAGCGCCATCGACACACCGCGCGGCATCCGGTCCACCCGGCCGATGGTCTTCGAGTTGGGCAGGGCGCTGGACACGCCCTCGGGCGGCGTCCGGCGGGAGAATGACATCGCCGAGAGCGGCGCGGCCCAGGACTTCATCGACGGCTTCACCCGCATCCCGAAGACGGTCATCGAGCAGGGCGCCGCGCGCGACGCCGAGATCGTGATGGGCTCGCTGGCCTACACCGAGCTGCTGGGCATGACGGCGCGCACCGTGCATCGCCACCCGGTGACCGGCGGCATCCTCGATGACGAGGCGATCCCGCTGCTGGACGACCAAGGGGTGTCGGTCTTCGAGGATAGCTGATGGCGCGCAAGCGGCCCGACTACCTCGTGAGGGTCCGGCGGCACGAGAACTTCGTCGGCGCGCAGCTCCGCAAGCTCAGCAACATCACCGGCGAGCTGATCAAGACCTGGGCGCGCGCGCACCCTGATGATCCGCTCAACCCGGCCAACCTGCCGCAGATCACCGAAGCGCTGGCGCGGCTCGAAGAGGCGGTCGGCCCGTGGGCGGACGCGACCGCGACGCGGATGGCTTCGGAGGTGAGGGGCAAGGAGGCGCGCGCCTGGATGCAGCAGTCGTCCGAGATCAGCGACGAGATCAAGCGCGAGCTGAAGAACGTGCCGGTCGGCCAGTGGCTGGCGGCGCTGGTGCGAGAGAACGCGGCGCAGATCAAATCCATCCCGCAGGAGGCCGCGCAACGGATCAGCGCCATCGTGCAACAGGGCCTCTCGGACCCGCAACGCTCGACGGTCTACATCGATGAGATCATGCGCTCGGGCGAGGTCTCGAAGAGCCACGCGACGATGCTGGCCAGGACGATGGTCAGCTCCACGGCGTCGAGCATGGTCGAGGCGCGGGCGCGCAACGCTGGCTCGGAGGCGTATCGATGGCAGACGATGGAGGATGGGGCCGTGCGGCCGGAGCATCGGGCGATGCAGGGCAAGATCGTGTTCTGGAACAACCCGCCGACGATCCAGGGCTACACCGCGCATGCTGGCCGCTTCGCCAACTGCCGCTGCTACCCCCAGCCGATCTGGCCCAGGCTTGGCTAGCGCAGCGCGCGGTCTTCAGATAGAGGCGCGCGATCATGGCGCGGATACTGGATCGCGCGAGCGACTTCTACACGACCGACGCGGTCGGCCGCACGCAGGAGATGACCCCCGAAGGGTTCCTCGTCTGTCGCGACGTGCCGGTCGCCAGGACGGGCTCGATGTTCTACGCGCCCGGCGAGCTGCAGGACGACGAAGGCAACTACCTGCAGCCTGGGCCGGACGGGATCATCACCGCCTACCGCGACG